ATTCGGTCGCGGCGGGCCGCCCGGCTGACAAAAAGCCACCCGTTGGAACTCCCCCCTACCCTCGAACGGCGCACGCACGGACCGATCGAGCGGGTCGATAAGCCGGTCAGTGATGTGCTCGGGATCTGGTCGCGCCCATTAAAGGCGATCGATACGCTGGCCGCGATGCTGCGCGAGGGCTCGATCGGGACCCGCGAAAAAAGCGCTGGCGATCGCTTTCATGCGCTGTTTCGCGCCGCCGCCCTGGATCAATTGCAGGCCGCCGACACCACCCGCGTCGGGGTCATCCTGGCGCCGCGCAACGGTTATCACGAAATCTTTGGCAACGAGGCGGCGCGCTTGCAGATCGCCGGCGCGCTCGATGCGCTGGGCGGCGGGGCGACCCGGGGAGCCTCGTGCGCCTGGTATGTGCTCGGTTGCGAGATGACGTTGGCGCGCTGGTCGATCATCGGCCGGGTCAGCCGCCAGCAAGCATCGGGCATCTTGTTGACCGATTTGGGAATTCTCGAACGCTATTTTTTGCTTGACCCGGCTGGTCGACCGTATGTCACTATTTCGCGATAAAGGGTGAGCAGCCCGCCCAACGGCGAACAAATCAAGATCATCCCTTGAGCGAGAGGCTCTTGAGGCGACAGCGCGCGCTACGCTACGCGGTCGAGATCGCCCGCCGCGTTCATCGGATCAACGGCCTCCTGGCCACCCGGTTGTGTCAGCACGAGGCGGTCCGCTTTAAGCGCATCTGGGTTTTCGGCTCGGGGCTAAGGGAAGCGCTACCCCAAACGACCTTGATCTCTTGATCGAGATCGTCGAATGCGGGCGGCGCCGGACTGTTTGGCAATGCAAGATCGACAAAGGCTACCTGCGCCGATACGGGATCGAGCTTCCCCTGTCGTCAAAACACGAGGCTTTCAAATGGCTGACCCGCGGCATGCAAAAGGTCAGCCGGCACGACGCCGATGTCGAGCGCGCTGCGATTGACGTGAAAATTCTTTTGTATCCCCGTGATGACCTAAACGGCGTTAGCGATCTGCTTCCGGGGTAAACCATTCCGGCCATAATTGCTCGCCGACGGCGCGACCGACTGCGCTTTAGATCGCGCACCAAATACGGAGGCGGCATGGCGACGGTCAGCTATAGCCCGCCCGGTGCCCAGCTCGCCGCCTTTCTCAAATCCGATCATCGGCTGCGCGGCATTGTCGGTCCGGTTTATGCCGGACGCAAATCGGCTGCGGTCTACGACATCGTGCAGCGCGCGGTGCGCTGGCGCCAGCAGCGGGCGTGGCGCTGGGTGGTGGTGCGCCAGCGCCGCGACGAGATCGAGGCGCAGACCGTGCCGGCGGTCACGCAGTGGATTCGCGAAGGGCGCTACGACGACAAAAAACACCGCTGGGCCTATGTCTATGATCTCGGCGATCAGATCGAGCGGCTGCTCGAAATCGAGTTTCTGGCGCTCGAGGAGCCGGCCGATCGGCGCCGCCTCGGCGGTCTCGAATGCTCGGCGGTGTGGCTCGACGATGCGCGCAATCTGCCCGAAGGGGTGCTCGACGACGCGCGGCTGATCTGCGGGCGCTATCCCGCACGGCTCGCCGGCGGGTGCCAGTGGCGCGGGGTGGTCGCCACCAGCCGGATGCCGTTGCCCGGGCATTGGCTGGTGACCCGCGCCGACCTCGAACTCTACCGCCAGCCCTCCGGACGCTCGCCCCAAGCCGAAAATGTCGAAAATCTAAAAGCCAAAGGATTTTCCTACCAGCGGCTGGCTGCCGAGGAGGATCCCGATTGGGTAGCGCGCTATGTCGACGGCGAAATCACCGGCGGCTCGGCGGCGACCGCGGCCGAGGCCTCGCGCGCCGCCGCACGCGGCTCGATGCGCGAATTTATCCGCGTCGTGATGCCCGATATCGAGCCGGCGCGGCATCACCGGCTGATCATCGACAAGCTCGAAGCCGTGGCGCGCGGCGAGATCAGGCGGCTGATGTTGTTTTTGCCGCCCGGCTCGGCCAAATCGACCTATGCGAGCATTTTGTTTCCAGCGTGGTTTATCGGTAATCACCCGGCTTCGCCGGTGATCGCCGCCTCGCATTCCAAGGAGCTCGCCGAGCGGTTTGGCCGGCGCGTGCGCAACATCGTCGGCAGCCCGATCTTTAACGAGATCTTTGGTTTTGGCCTGTCCGGTGCGAGCGCCTCGGCTGGGCGCTGGGAAACCACCAAGGGCGGCGAATATTTTGCAGTCGGCGTCGATGCCAGCATCACCGGCCGGCGCGCTGCATTGGGGATCATCGACGACCCGATCAAGGGTCGCCAGGAAGCCGACAGCGCACCGGTCCGCGCGCATACCTGGGAATGGTACAAATCGGATTTTTGGACCCGGCTGATCCCCAATGCCGCGGTGATCTACATCGCCACCCGCTGGCACGACGACGATCTCGCCGGACGGCTGCTCGAAGATGCCAAGACCGGCGGCGAGCAGTGGGAAATTGTCGAGCTGGCGGCCGAAGCCTTGGAGAACGACCCGCTCGGCCGCGCCCTCGGCGAGCAATTGTGGCCGGAATGGTTTACCCCGGAGCAGATCGCCAATGCCAAGCGCGATCCGCGCAACTGGTCGGCGATGTGGCAGCAACGCCCAATGCCAGAATCGGGCGATTATTTTAGATCCGACTGGTTCAAATGGTACGACGTCCCGCCACCGCGCGAGCAGCTGCGCACCTATGGCGCCAGCGACTACGCGACGACCAAATTGCAGGGCGGCGACTGGACCGTCCATCTGGTGGTCGGGGTCGATCCGCTCGACGACATCTATGTGCTCGATCTCTACCGCGAGCGGGCCGCGCCCGCCGAGTGGGTCGACCCGTTGCTCGATCTGATGGAACGCTGGAGAACCATCACCTGGGCCGAGGAGACCGGGCAGATCAAAAACTCGGTCGGGCCGTTTATCACCAAACGCCAGCTCGAGCGCAAAATCTACGGGGTGCGCCGCCAGTTCAACCCGTCATTTGACAAAAAGACCCGCGCCCAGGCGATCCGCGGCCGCGCCGGTCAGGGCAAGGTCTATCTGCCGCGCGGCGCCCCCTGGTCGATCGATCTGCTGCAGGAATTGCTGCGCTTTCCCGCCGGCACTCACGACGACCAGGTGGATGCGATTAACATCATTGAGTAATCACAAGCATCATCTGAGAAAGATTCAACGCTATATCAAACCCATGTCGGGGATATAGCGTCGACCAACTTGACAATCTGGGCTGCCGAGCTAACCGAACCGAATGACGAACACGGATAACCGCGGGGGCGAACTGGTGGACATAAGAAAGCAGCAGCTCTGTCAGATCGGACCGCGTTAGGTAAGCCGGTGGCAAGGGCGACGTCGTCAAGGTCATCGGTAACGCGATCAGGACGTGTGCCCGCTGTCACGGCGCTGAGGTATGGGCGCAGAGCTAGTCGACGGAGCGGACCAAACTCAGAGTCGCAATAGTTTTGCGGGGCGGTCCTCCCGACCTGCCCCCGAGTACCGGCGCGATGGTGTTTCGGGCCGAAACGATTAAGACTCTGGCCTTCGCACGATCTCCGAGGGCACGCGTTGACGCGAGCGCCAGCTCGACCGTGGCGCCGGGGTCGCCCCCCTGCTGCCGGACGACAGCTCGGCGCCGATCTCCAAAAAGGAAAAGGATTTGCCGCACGAGTTTCTGCGCCCCAAAGGAGTTACGGCAGTGCGAGCTCCCGTGTCGGGAGCATTACGACTCTGTGTTGTCGGACGAATCCCGCCGACGTTTGGATCGGAGAGTTCGGCCATGTTCGCGCTGCGCTGGGCTCGCCGGTTGTCGCCAGGGGTTGGTTCCCATCCGGATCGGCCATTTCGGACACCCGACCGCGGTGCAGTTCCTGACTTCGTCGGCCGAGCCGCCACAACAGTCGAGACAGTGAAGCCGAGCGATTTTCAGCACCGGCATCGGCGCGTGCCCCATTGCACGCAGCTCCTCCGGTTTCACTCGTCGCGGGTCCCGCCCGATCCGATTACCATCGGGACCCAGCTCGGTGCCAAGTTCCAGCTTTTGCGCGTGCGGCACCGGCAGGGTGGTCGGGCCCGTGGTCTTCCGACGCCGTGCCATCTCACACCGCGCCGTCATCAGGATCGTCTGGAGTGTTATCCTCGAGGCGCGGAGGCGCATCCGGATCGGCGCGGTTCTTGTTGCGATGCTTTGACCGGGGGGTCAGCTTGCTCCCCTCGCTGGTGCTGCGGGCGCGCCGTTGCGCGAGGTACTCCTCAAGCGCCGGGATCGAGTAGACAACTGCTTTGCCGACGACTTCGAACTCGGGACCCGTCCCGGAAACCCTCATTTTTTCCAGAGTCGAGTCGGCGATGCCCAAATAATGCGCGGCGGCCGGGGTTCGAAGCCGCGGCCCTAGTGACGATCTCGATTCGGACTTGCTCATGCTGCCCTCCGATACGGCCGGCAGCGTCAACCGACTGCCGGATTAGAGGGGCAACATGAAGAGACCGGATTGCCCGGTCGAAGGGGGAAATCCGAGTTTTTTCGGAGAGCGTTCCCCAATCCCCGCTGGCATCAAT